GTACAGTATTCCCTGTTTGGTCAACATTATACGAATGTAATGTTCCAGTTTGATTTGCCATTATGACATCTCCTTCTTTTTATTATATTCTAGTTTACGGTATCTTATTCCCAACCCTAGAAGCACTTAAAACACCCTTCCATCTCTCTTCGTCTACAGATTTCTTAATAGGCTGTTGTCCATTAAGGATACCAGCTTGTTGAGGAATATTCTGATTTTGACGAATTGCGTCAAGAGGACTTGTTCTATTTTCTCCTTCAGGTTGAGGTTGAGTTACAGATTGCCACATATTAATAGCACCATCAATACCATATTCAGCAGGATTTTTACTGGCAAATTCCATAAACGACTGGATTTGTTCAGGATTTAATCCCTTATTAGCAAGTTCAGTTTGAAGTTTAGACATACCAACTTGTTTTTTTACATCACCAACTTGGCTTGAAACTGCGTTATTAATAGTATCTTGTAACTCTTGTTGTCGAAATTTATACGACTTAGATGATGGGTCATTATAGGCTTCCCATGGGTCAAACTCATCCTTATCTAATTCAATACGTCCTTGTTGTTCTGCTGATTGACCACCTTGTAGCATTCCACTAACTGCCTGAACTATATCAGGTCGTGATTCCAACATTTGTCCAACTTGTTCATATTGTTTTAGTTTTTGGTTTTCAGCATATAACTTATCTTTTTCTGATTGGTGATACTTGGCCTGTGATTCCCAATCATTTTCAGTTTGCTGTTGAGTTGATTCATCTTGCCCTACATTATCATTAACTTGACCTTCTTCAAGATTGTTATTTTCCAATGCGTTATCCATTACTGTTCTCCTTTTCTTTGCAATTTCTCTTGCTTTTCTTGAGCTTGGCTACGTAAACGTAACTTCTCTGCTTCGAGTTTAACTGCATTTTCAAGTTTACCAACCGCTAAATTATTAGCCGATTTGGCTTGTGACTCTTGTGATTTCAACTCGGTTTTGAATTTCTCAACTTCTGTACGTTTCCTTGCTGAGATTGACTCTCTATGAGCTGTTTGTAAATCACCTTGTAAGTTTTTGACAGCTTCTTGCGCTTGCTGTAATTGTCCTTGTAATTGTTGTACAATATCCATTCTTTGCAATACACCTTCTTTATCAAATATATCAGTTTTCATTAAAGCTTCTGTTCTATCAATAAGTCCAGATTGATAAGCTTCCATATAAATAGACCATTCACCCCATCTATTTGAAGGCATAGTTGAATTACCAATAATATTAATATCATATTGACCAATTGTTATATCATTCATCATTTCACCAATAGCTTGTGATTTATCATTATAAACATTGACCATATATTCACTCATATCATTATTGGGTTGTACAACTCTAAATACTTTTTTATAGGTATAATGTTCTTTAGAAAAATTATATACGACTTGACCAAGTCTTCTTAAAGAACCTTCAATATCCCTTAATTTGGATTTACTTCTTCTTTGTCCAAAATCTTCCATCATCATAGTAGCTGATGAAGTTCTTGGAGCAGCTTCGGTATTTCCTTGCATCATTTCAAATATACCCATATTTAAATCAATATATTTTTCAATAAGAGATGGTAATTGCATTACCGAATTAGATAAAGGTTGAGGTGAAGGAAAATGTGGTTCACCAAAAGATGGGTCATATTCAATTGTTGCGTTTGGATTTGCCCAATCCCTTTCTAATTCTTCAATATCATCAACACTTCCTTGTGGAATAAGCAATTTAAGTCCAGATGATGCTTGTGCATGAGATGTTATTAGAGACATTGTTTTATTTAAAAATCTTTGAAAATCTTTATTTTTCCTAACATCACTCATTGGATATGGAGTATTAGTCCAAATATTAGGAACAGGTACAATAGGATATTTATCCGTATTTAATATATGTTCATATAAAATTATTTGTCCAAGAGTACAAGTTAACTTAATTCTTGTTTGTTGAACCTCTACAATATCAATAAGACCTTGTTCTAATAATGTCGCCATTTTAGGGTCTTGTATAAATTTCTCCATATTTTCTGTATCTAAAATTCTTTCTTCACCTGTCTCGATTACAAGTATTCTATAATATGGAACTTTTGTTTTAGAAAAATGTTCTATTAATTGATATTTTTCTGAACCTTCACCTTTATCAAAATCTTTTATATGGTCAGGAGTAAAACTTCCTTTTGTTCTTTCATTTGAAGGAGATGGATATGTTTCATCCTCATAATATCCTTCGACTAAATCTATTAACATTTTACCATCTTCATCAACTTCCGCTAATTGAGGGTATAAATCAAGCAATTGAAATTTTGTAAATATAGTAGATAACATCATTCCAGTCGCATCATCAAAATATCTGCTTCTAGCATTTGGGTCAACAACTACTCTAAATGGGTCAACATATGTAAATTTAACTTCACCTCTACCATAATCAGCTTCTCTATCAACATATGCATAAAAATATCCAAGTCCAGTAACAGCATAATCATGGATAGTTTGCTTAAATACTTCATTACCATCAGATATATTCCATATATATTCTAAAATAGTTTTCCATACATTTGCCAAATCACTATCAGAATCTTCTCTTGGTGTTGCTGAAAATTTAGGTGGTTTAGATGTTATAATTGCTTTAAACTGTTCAATTGCAGAATATATTCTATCTAATGGTATATTTGATTGATTTCTTGATTCAAGTTCATCTGTTTCAGCCGCTGAGAAATGATTACCTAAATAAAAATCAATATCTTCTCTCGCATGGTTTTCCCACTCTTTTCTTGCGTCAGACCATCGTCTCCATAAATCTTTTGTATATTCTGCTCTTTTATCGGTTTCTATCATGATACATAATATAAAACAATTTATTTAGATAATCAAATTCTCTCACCTGTCATCCAATTATATCGTTTTCTTGGTTTTTCCCATTCGTTTTTATTGTTTTTAACTTTTTTAATTTTTCCAGCCTTTTTATTTCCTCTTGCATATTGAGTTGATAACCAAAATGCATCTATAGTATCATCATGTGTTCCCTTTGGAAAATCAAGTAATTCTCCAATAAACTCATGCATATTCTTTTTTAAGTGTACTGCACCCGCTTTAAACATAGGTTGTAGTCCTTCAAACAATCTATCTTTCTTTTTTTGATTTCCATAACCTTTAATTCCCTGTTCAATACCAGGAAGGAATTTACCATCCCTTTTACTTTTTTTATGGACATAATCCCTTAACATCTCCTGATATGATATTGTTTCAATATTTATTCTTTTGATTGGGTCATATCGTTCAGCGATTTTAAATATTTCATCTGCACAATCCATGGGTAATACCCTTTGTCTCCAATATTCAATAATATAGTAATCAAATTCAGAGGTAACACCAATAACCATAATAACACTATAATCGTTCCTAGCACTAAGTGTTGAAGCAGGGTCAACACCGATATAAATATTAACATACTCTTTCCTCCCGTCATCTAACATTAAATACCATGAATTAGCTGGTTCATCAAATTTTAGATTACCTTTATAGAAATTATCGGTAATATCTTCTTCAGAGAATATTTGGTCTTCAGGAGACTTAGCTTGGTTCATATATTCTTGATAAAACTTAGATGGAGTACCAGAATCTATATAAAACTGCTTTCTTTCATTTAATTTTTTAAGCGGCCAACGTGAAGGCCATAATGGAGTACCATCATCAAGTATGGCTTTATATGTAATTAAGTCCCATGAATACTCTTCACCATTATGTTGAGCCTCTTTATGATTTTTAACAAGTCCATTCAAAAAAGAATCATAGTGAACAATCGTTCCATTACACCATAAAAATCCACCTTTGTCGAAATCAATCGCTGGATATACTGCAGCAGTTACCCAATTCTTAATATGCATTCTAGCTTCGGGAGTTTTTGTATTTAACTCTGATTCAAAGTCATCAAGGATAATTCCAGTATATCTAGTGGATAATTGTTTTTTACCCCTAAGTCTTTGTGCTGCACCTTTAGCAATCATCCTACAATTATTCTTCAATACAATTTCGGTTTTAGTCCATTTACTACCTTCCAAATCACCAAAATAGTAATGAATTGCAGGATTTTCGTATATATGATTTGAAATCCAATTAAGGTTATCAATAGCCTGGTCTTGCGCCTCGCCAACCCAAGCGATAAATTCTGGGCTTTCTTTTTTCGCAAATAAAAACCGATGAAGAACAGCCGCTGCTGCTAAGGTTGACTTTGCGTGGTCACGAGGCAATACAAGAGCCAATTGTTGTATATCTCTATTTAAAAGCTTTGAACCTACTGTATTGTGGAAATCTGGTGTTGCGGATGCTAAAAAGTCTTGAGGAGAGAACAATTTACCAAAAACGATAAGGTCTTTATATGCCATCTCAAGAATCTTCTCATTTTGGGATATATTACCATTTAAGTTTAAATTTGCCATTATTCTTCTTTGTAAATATTTTTATATTTTGTTTGATAAAGATTAGCAAGATTACTTCTATTTAGAAGATTTTCATTTATTATCTTATGTATAACAGGGATTGCTTCATCTGAATAAATATCATATTTTTCATCAAATCTATTTATCATATTCAATGTTTCTTCTTTACTAATATTCCTTAAATCTTTACCATAAAACATATCTATTAATGATGTTTGTAAACTATCAGCTAAATCTTTATTTTTACCAAAACCATAATCTATTAAAGCATGAAGTACATTACCTTTATTTACCATTTCAGGATTATAACCAGCTTCATCTATAGCCATATTATAAATAATATCTTTACCTTCTGTACTAAGACCTAAATTACTCATTATTGTGCTTAATACTAAATCATGTAATAATGGAATTTTTTTTAAAGATTCTGCCATTATGGTATCTGCTTAATTAAATTGTTGTTTAAACGAACAACTCCCTCTGGAGGGTCAGTTCCCTCAAATGTTATTTTAAGGTTTGCATAGTTATTTTTGGAAGGAAGTATAGAAGAACCTAAATCAGCATTTATTGCTCCAGCATCTTTTCTTCTAAATATGCCTCCACCTCTTTTTGACTCCCTTTTTCCAAAATTATTGAGTTTTACCTTCAAATCCATGGTTAATTCTTTAATTTTGATTGTACTTTGTGGAGCAAGAGTTATTAGTGGCACCATTACATTTTCACCATTAATAACCATTCTCATACATTTAGGAGTTCCATCATCATTAACATATTTACTTAAAGCTTCTATATGTTGATTTTCAGCTAAAGCTTGAGCTTGAACTACAGCATCGTATAAACCTTTAGTTAAATGGTCAAGGTAATTACCTTTTTTAACATTATCCATTATTAGTTGGAGGAGTTGAGGCTTCTTTAGTTTTACCAATAGAAGAATTTAACATATCTAAAACCTTCATTAGACCTTCTGGCTTCTCTTGTTTACCTTTAACGGATATACTATATTTAGCAGAAGTATCTGAACTTCTATTGCTTTCAGAATGATGTGATACTTTACCTTCAAATGACGCTTTCCAACAAGCAAATCCACAAGAAGCATTTACAGTAGCACTAGAATCAGTAGATGATTTAGTAGAACTTTGAGTAGATACCTCCATATTAAACTCAACATCAATAGAATCCACACATAATGATGGTATATTGATTATTGATAATAATGGAACATCCAATTTTACATCTTTTGAACCATCTTCATAGTTAAATGTTACTGATTTAGTGTTTCCACTAGAATCCATTCCAACTTCAGTAATAAACTGAGCAGTTGTTGATGCTAGTGACTTTTGTCCTTCAGCTGCAGCTAATAATGGTGCTGCTATTAAGTTTTCTATTGGTAAACCAGTAAACTGATTTGCTATGCTATTTGCCATCTTTACTCCTGTTATTTAATTAAATAATTGTTTAATAAAATTAGTAAGTCTATCTCCAAAACTAGTATCTAATTCCCTAATTCCTTGTTTTGTTTTTCCTAAATCTTTAACTGAAAGTGTATCAGAAAATTGTGGATTCTGTCTTATTTCTCTTCTAAGCATATAATCAAGCCATTCCAGATTTTCTTTTTTTGGAAGCATATTTTCACTTCTAGTAATATATCTTTTATCTCCACCCTTAGTTTCTGCTTCATATAATGATTTAAAATAGTTACCACTAGAACCATGCATAATTCTATTTAAAGTTTCTAAGGCTATTTCATTATCTATATTTTCATGTGCATTTGCCATACTATTCCTTTCTTAATTCAAAATGAGGGAAATCATCAAATTGATTATCATCCACCTCAAAGTTCATATTCCAATCACCACCCCAACGAAGTTTAATACCCATAGACCTTGCTATCCCAAGAACAAATCCCGCAAATAAGTGAAACCTTTCCCTATCAGCCCAATCAATGGGATAAGGAGCAACATCAACAGCACGAGAAGGTTTATGATTATGTCTTCCATTCGGGTACTTAACTTTAGTTTTTCCTTCATCAAATAACCTATTTTGTCTATCTTCATCTCTATGTCCCTCCAATATGCTGCAATCAACATATTTAATTACTTCATTAAAAACTTTTTGTAGTTTTTCATCACAAGTAGAAAGTCTTTCCCTTGAACTTCTTCCAAATTTAGCCATCTATACTTGAACTCCAATAACCAGCCACAAACGGAACATGATATACGCTATAACTTCGAGTGTAGTGAGATAGAGAGGACACTGTGGTAGCCCCATCTGTGGCTTTATATGTATAAATTATTTTCATTTAACTATTTCCTTGTATGAAATCCTGCCCGTAAATATACATAATATTATCGTCAATATCAAATTCACTACTACAATGTGGACATGCCCATCCCATAACGTCATGTTTTATAGAACTTGTATCAAATATTCCAATTCTTTGTGAATAATTTTTATTATAATACAATTCCTCTTCACATATCGGACATGGGTCTTTAATCTTGGTCTTTTTCTTCTTTATGTGCGACAAGTTTAGTTTTTTCTCCACTTATAGCCTCCATTTGTTCAGGTGTAAACCCAGTAAATACAGTTAATTGCTCTTGTTTCTTCTCTGTATCAAATAAACCAGCCATTTTTGACAAAGCCTCTAGTGAACGAAGTTTATCAGTGTCCCTATCAGACAAATCAGCTATATCCTTATACTTTGCGACAATCCATTCAGGTGTAACACCCTCGTCAGAAAGTATTTTTTTAATTTCTTCTTTAACCATAGTCCTTATTTCCTCTTTATTTAACAAAATATTTGATTTTTTCTTAATATAGTCCATATCCTTTGCTTTTGGATAGGCTTTTTGATATGCATTGAGTACATCGTCACCCGATGCTACATATCTAGCGAATAAAAACTCCCTATTATTCATTTTTCTTTCAACTTTGTAATTATTTTTAGCGTCGTTATTTCCAGAAAATGCATAGATATTATCAGCAACTCCATTTTCCCCCAACATTTTATGTGTTTTTTGCTGAACAATGAAAGAACCACATACAGTCCTAACCATAATGCGAGGTTTTTTATATGAAGGGTGGTTTAATTCGGTTTTTGCCAATATTTGACAAATATATCCATCATCAGTCGATATCCAATCACATAGTTTACCTTCCCTCCAACCACCAACAACAACCTCATTTGGACAAAATGCCTTAAATTCATTGATGTCGTCATATAATTTATGGGCAATGCCTTTGATTTCCTTAATATCCATAATTAAATATAAAAAAAAATACCAAAATATAAAAATGTAGGATATTTCATAAATAATCAGTATATACGCGCACCCGCACTTTTAAGGACTCTTATTAAGGAACTATTATATACACTACTATAAAGAAAAAAAATAAAAATAAAAAAAGAAAGTTCCAACCAATACTGTTACATAGTTTCAAAAATAGGGTTAGAATGGGTGTGAGTGTTTTTTTATGCTCCCCCCACCCCAAGTCGGTCTTGGTGCCTATGACGATTTAGTTGAAATTTCGATTCAAATTATAATTTTTATCGGTTTTATAACTTTTAACTTGAAAAGGAACAACAACAAAAAAGCCCCCATTATAAATAATGAAGGCTCTATTGTAAACAATCGCGGCTTATTACTTTTATTCCATATCATTACAAGCATCAATGAAACGATACCTATCAAATAAACCATTATCACTTTTAAATATATAACATAAATCATCAATTAATAAATCTTTATCTATATATGTAATATCCTTACGAGTAATAATAGTTGACATATTTATTGCTTTTGCTATGGCTTTATAATCTTTTCTAGTCATTGTTTTTGTCCTCATTTAGGTTTGTAAGTTCTACTTCATCAATTAAAGAATTTAAATGATATTTATTGGTATAATCTTTATACATTGGCTTTACGTCTTCTATTGTTATATGCTCATATTTATAAAATAATTCTAAATCATAATCATCTTTTAATGCGTATTCACTTAAATATTTATTGTATGCATATTTTAATTCAATATGATTTGCATGATTGTTCATTATTTCGATTTTAAGATTCTCAATTTCTTTTTTAAGATTCTCAATTTCTTGATTATTTGCCATTTTATAATCATATATATATGAATGTGTAACGCGGTGTATTTCATCAATATATTTGCGCAATGTTTCTTGCACGCCAAGCCAATTATTAATAATGTTTTTAATCTTATTTATTATGTTTTTCATAATTATTCTCCATTGTTTAATTCATTTAAATTAACTAATGATAAATATTTATTTAATTTATCAATTGCACCCGTTACGCCTACAAATTCCGCTAGATTTGTATATTTGTCAACCTCTAAAGTTTCCTCATCATACAATGGCATTTCCTCTTGCATTATTTCGAGCGTTTCAACTTTATATAATGTGTCAATAGCTTTGTTTATTTGTTTTATATCGCTTTTAGTCATATTATACCTCTTCTATTATTATTGTTGTTGGTGTCAATGTTTCAATATACTCTTTATTTTTATTATTTCTTTTAAGCTGCTCAATAATTGAACGGCTTTTAATACTATCTACTATATTATAATCCATTGAACGGGTTATAATTATAGGCTTTTTATATTTATATTTATTATACATATTACTCCATATTTTGTTTTTGCGTGTCTTGTATTATATATTAATCATATTTATTTAATATTCATAATATTTTTTTATATTGTTTGATATGTTTTTATTATTATATTTATGTATCCTTCGGGACGCTTTTTGACATAATTCTTAATAACCTACGTAAAGGAAAATACACCTATGAAAAAAGAAAAATCAGTAAAAGAAAACACAATAAATAACATAGATGACATTACAAGAATATTGGGCTGCAAGCCAACAACAAGGAAAACAACAACACAGCCAACAAGTGTTGAAAAAAGATTGTTGAATGAAATTGGCGATTTAGTGCACAATTATTTGCTTGATAATCATAGTGACATCTATTTTGAAATGGAAGCCGACGTTGTGAGTAAAAAAGGTGATGCTTTCGAATACAAAACAAAGCGTGGCTATTATATTCAAATTGAAGATGATATTGTAATTGAAGAGAAAAATATCAGTCAACGTGGATATAGATTGTTTGCACCAACAACGTATATGAAAGGCGGTAAAACTAACATTAGTTTTTACCCACCTAAAAAAGTAGGAACAACAACTAATAACTAGCAAATAAAGTTGTTAAAAAAAAACACAAGAGGGTAGTCAATTAATTTTGATTACCCTTTTTTGTTATATATCAAAAATAAATTTCAGTAGCATAAATCAATAAGGAAAAACACAATATGAAAATAAAATACGATAAGAAAAAGTATCACTTAAAGAAAACACAAACGCATCCTGATGAGTTTCAATTCAACTTGATACCAAAAAGAAGGACTTGCAAACTCTGTGGAAAAGGATTTGAAAGTAATGGAAAAGAATTTTTGACTTGGACTGATGACAATGGTTTTTTAAGGTCAGGTTATTTTTGTAGAAAAGATTTAGTAAAAGTTAATCAAGTGTTAAAAGAAATAAAATACAGGAAAATATAATGGATATAAAAATGAATTACGACACAATGATTAAACAGATTAGTCTGTGGAAGGAAATGGAATTATTTGACAAATACATTAAACTGAAAGGAAAAGGAAATGATAGAAAAAATTGTCATAAAGACAAAGTCAACAGAAGAAAGAGATAAGTTATTTAAACTGATTACTAGTGGTTTGAAGATGAAAAAAATCAGTGGTTGTGTTCCAGGTGGTTATCCTGTAGACAGAAGATATAAAAACAGAGATGGACTTAACTATATTGGGATATTCTGTGAAAAAATAACATTGTATTATGATTAAGGAAAAGGAAAGGAACAGATATGAAATATGACTTAAGGAAAAAAAGAAACTGGAATTATTTACCAGATAGAGAAATCTGGAATGATGTTATTATAGCAAGAATGAAAAAGATTTTCAAAGAAGATGAGGAAAGGAGAAAAAAATGAAATTCCCACCATTCATATTTAAAGTAACAGAAAAATTCTCTGACGCTTATTATTTAAATATTATAGGGCGTTTTATTGAAATTGCAAAAATAGGAACAATTACTCCTGAAGAAGCTATGCAACAAATTTTAGCGGTAATTGATGAAAGTAAATTGTCTAAATGAAAACAGGAGTAAAAATGAAAACATTTAAATGTGTCTGGTGTGAAGAAACAAAAGATATAAAGTATAAACATACCTGTGAAAGATGTAAGGAAGAAGAAATTCTTGGCTTTGCAGACGCAGTCACAGATGTTATTTGTATAGAATGTGATAACAAGTCATTTACTGATTTAATTTCAGGACTTGTAAAAGAAAAGGAGAAAAAATGAACAGTAATGACATAGAAAAAATAATAAGATGGTCAGTTGACAGTGATTTGAAAAAATTCTCTGAAGACACTTATGGAATAACAGGAACAGCATTTGATGAGTATGAAGATTATTTAAGAGATAAATTCAGACAGATGAAGAACAATTTCATTATGTGGATTTCAGAATTAAGTGAAAATAACAGAGAAAGATTAGCAAACAATATTAATAAAACAGGAGAGTAAAATGGAAAAACTGAACGAAAAGTTGAAAGAATATGTAGCAAGTCTTGAACATATAGAAGAATGGCAAGATGGGGAAGATATGCACAATGTATTACCAGTTATTAAAGCTGAAATTAAAATAATGGAACAGGAGTTTATTATTGAAGCCTACAGAAAACATTGTGGGAAACTTATTATGATAAAAGATAAAGCAAATAAATAAAATATAAAATAGGAGAATAAAATGGAAAAACTGAAAACTAGAGAGAAATGTTCTTTTTATAAAGGACACGATGCCCCAACAGAAGAAACACAGCAAGAAGATTTGCTTAACTGGTGGGAAGAATATGCGGCCAGAGGTGATTATGAATCAATAGAAGATGTAAGAGATGCGATAGACAGAATGCGAGATTATCTGTTACCACCTAGTGAACATAATCAATATGCTTTTCCTGAAGAACTAACTGAAGCGAGTAAGTTACAAATAACTCGTACAGTATTGTGGAAAATGCAAGTATGCCTTGGTAATATATTGAGATTTTTACCAGTAGAAATATCTTTAAAAGATGAATCAGATAAGGAGGTGTGTTAAATGACTAATATGAATATAATAAACAGACGACTAGAAATATCTGATGAACTGATTGAATCTTTACTAATAACAGCTTTTGAAGGTGGTTCAACATACTGGGCGGACAATGTCAGTTGTGAAGACAGAGAAGATATGCTGAAAGTTGGTGGATATAAATCACAATATCTAACAAGAACAAAGAAAAAAGATGCTGTGATGTATATACACGATGCAAACACAGAAGAAAAACATGCAATAACAAAGAAATCAATCATTGACGCATTACAGAAAATGGACGACCCTAAATATAAACACACAAAAGCACTTGATAGAATATTAAATCAAACATATGATGCTTGGGATGCAGACTGTATGTTACAGATGGCTTGTTTTGGGGAGGTTGTGTATGGATAATGACTACTTATATCACTGTAGAGGTTGTAAGAAGCCTGACAAGGAATATCCTAACGAATTACAGGATTGTGATGAATGTAATGGTTCTGGGATAGACGACACAGAAGAATATAGTGATGGAGATTTCTATTATTGCTGGAAATGTGGTGGTAATGGAAATTTAATATTGAAAACAAAAGTAGAATATCATATGTGGGCAAGAACAGACGCTTATGGGATATATACAGGACTATACTGTGATAAATGTTACAAGGATAATTATTCATATAAAAAACACAGATACCACGATGAATCATATTGTGGAGAGAGGTTGGAATCAGATGGATAAAATAGACAGAGAGTATTATGAAAGTTTTGACTGGTTTTGGAAAGATTACGATAACAAAAAGGAGAATGAACAATGTCAGAAGGATACAAATGTTACGAATGCGGAGAAGAGTTAACAGAAGAATATTGGGCTTGTTATTATGCAAGTGAATATGATGAATGTAATATACTGTGTGGAAGTGGTGAATGTTGGGCTGATTGGATGCAAGACAACACACATTCTCACACAATAGAAAAGGAGACAGAATGAGAACAGAAATACAAGAGATGTGTAGAAGATTTAGTGTTGGTTTATTTAATTTGACAATAGATTATAAACTGACGAATAAGGAAGAAAAATTAATAGAAGAAATAAGAGATTATTTTCACGAAATAGAACAGGAGGGCTGTTAAAATGTTAATCAGAGAAACTTGTTATAGGACAGAGGGAGATGATTTTCTTGTACAGATATTTCATAGTTGTATTGCTGTATCAGATATAGTTGGAGATAGAATAATTATAGAAAGATATGTTGGATATACAGAACAAGAAGCAATTGAATTATTTAAACAAAAACACGGAGGTTACAATGAGTAGTAAAGGAGAAACATACAAACTGGAAGACTTGATTGAAGATGCCTGTGATACACTTGATTTTGAGTGGGACGACATACAGAAGGGGCATTACGAGTTAGAGGATACAATACACGAGATAGCTGACAATGCAGTGCCAATATATTATCACGATATTGGACAGTATGCGTCATACAATAGAAACTTAATGATAGATATACCTGAAACTGGAGTTGACACGAGTATGGGGGCATATAAAATGATACAGGCTCTTATATACGAAGCAATCAGTGAAGGATTATACGAACACGTAGATAGAAAGGAGAAAGATGAGAAACAGTAGAACAAACCTGAAAACAGCAACACTTGAAGAACTTGAAAATGAATGTATGGAACTTATGGGAACACCATATGGACATAATATGATTGGCATAATCTGTAGGACAGTAGAAGACAGATTTGGAGAAGAAGAAGCTAACAGACTTTTTGAAACATATCAAATATAAGGAGAATAAAATGAAAGATAAAATAATAAGAACACAGGTATCTATAACTGAAGGTGAATTAGAGGTTTTAAAAACTTGGGAAGAATTACCAGAATCAAGTTATGAAGATGCGATTGTGAATGGTGTCATAAATCAAATTATCAAGGAGAAAAAATGATAGAATTTACTTGTTGTGAATGTGAATTTCCTTATACTGATGGTATAACAGGAGATTCAGATGAAAGAATGTGTTATAAATGTTTGGAAGGAGATGATGATGAGTGATGAAACTTTGAGATGTATAGTAAACTGGGTAATACTGATTGGTTGTTTAACTGTATGGTATTATATAATCAAACTAATAAGGAGCATAATATGAGTAAGACAAAAGACTACACACAAGAGTTTTTAGATTCAGTTGGATATGATTTAGGTTACAGTGAAGGAAATCTTCCTGAATTTAAAGACATAGATGTTGTATGGGCATTTAGAGTGCCTGTATGGGAGTATCACGGACAAAAAGAACACGAATATTACAATAAATAAAGGAGATACAATGGAAATGATAGACAGATTAAACGAGTTGGTTTTAAATATAACTAACCTTGTAGAAGAAAAGAAAAAAGACAATAAAGTGATAATTGAGTTGAGAGAAGAACTGAAAGAATCATTAAGACGCTTCAACACAGAAACTCACATTCTTGTAGAAAGAGATAAACTTGACGCACTTGGGGCTGATTTAAAAGAGATGAATCAGTATTTGTGGGAAACAAGGGACTATATAGAGAGTGCTGAAACTTACATACAAGATGGAAGCTATGAATTATCGCAAGCAGAAGATATGCAAAATGTAGCATACGATATGTTCAATGAAATATGGAAAGATGGACAGCCACAAAAACTAAAAGAACCTTCAGAGCGTCATGCAGCTAAAAAAGCACCAGCTAAAAAAATAGCTGCGAAGAAAGGATAGGGGTATGGAGATAATCTTAACTGTTGTTATTTTAATATTAATTGGAGTAGCTTTGGATTATTTTTGGAAAATCTAATAAAAAAGACTTGGTGACAGAGGAACAATGAGAACAAGTTGTTTTGAACCAACTGCGAGTAACGAGTAACTAATAATAATATAAGTGGGGGTCAGTAAAATGGCTCTCACTTATAAAACATAAGGAGATAGTAAAATGGGAATGGACGTATATGGTAAAAATCCAAAACAGAACAAATCAATAAAAGACTTTCCAGTTTATTACAAATACAAAGATATGAA